CGATGTCTGCATTGTTGTAGTTGTTGATGGTGAACACCCAGGTGCGTGAGCGCTTGTTGTAGTCGTTAGACATTTGGATTGTGAAAGACCTAAAGGGGTGCTGCGCAGCAGCGCAGTGCGAAGCGCTGCATTATTACCCCTTTAGGTCCATGTGTCTGTGTCAGAGAACAACTGAACTGATTACTGAACACATGACCTTTCCCAACTTCAAGTTGGGTTTCATGAGTGAAGGTTTCCTTCTACGAAATGTTTGTAGATTTAGGGCTGTCATAATAGTTTTTACTTAGTACTACGCAAGTGAAATCTATAGAAGAAATGGCATATGCCCGTAAAGCTACTGGTGGACGTCGACGACCTGCGCGACGCCGCCTTACTCGGGTTGGTCGTAATCGCTACACTGCTCGTGGGAGTTTTGCTCGTACTCCTACTAAGCGTGTGACTCGTCGACCAATGCAACGTGTTAGTCGTACTCCGTTTACGGCGTATGCACTAGCACATGTTGACCCGTTTGATGATCGCTGTCGTGGAATTAAGATTCCAGATGCGAACACAATGCCATCAGTTGCACTGACTCTCAGTCAGGAAACAACTATGGCTATGACTCTAGGAAATGCAAACGCACACGCGTTTGTACCGAGTCCTGCGGCTTATGAAATTACAGCTGCTGTTAAGAATCTTGGTTCTAACACATGGGGTTGGGGTGCAACCCCTACCTCCGTTACTATTCCAGTTGCTAACCAGCAGCAGAGTGCAAAGTTTGTATCTCTGTGTGCTGGGTACGATCTGGTTAGAACTGTTGCACATGGCATTCGTATTAGTTGTGGCTTATCGCCGCAGACTGTTACTGGATTCTGCCATATTGCTATCAGTGCTCGTCCTACTTTGAACAACTTTGCAGATGATTGGTTCCCTAAATCAGTTGCGGAGATGTCAGAGAGTACTTGGTATAAGCGTGTCCCTTTGGCTACGCTTACTCAACGTCCGTTGACTGTTGTTAACAAGATTCTTGATACAACTCAAACGACGTATGCGTCACCGCATCGTGGTTTTATTGCTGAAGGAACTGTTAATACCAATGATGCCGTTGCCACTTCTATGGCTGCGGCTCTTCAAGCCAATTATGATCGCGATTCATTGAATGGTTTTGCGACCATTATTGTGTCTGTTGAAGGTGCTCCATCGGATTCATCGCCTTTGGTGATTGAAACGATTATGCACATTGAGGCTATTCCTCGTTCTATTGGTCTTCAGACTGGTAGTATTGCTGCTCCATCTCGCCCAGACGTTCTCGCTGGTGTGAGTCATATGGCGGCTACTACCCCAGCTGAACACTTTGAAGGCCAAGAACCTGGCATTATTGCTCGTTCTGCCGCTGCTTTCGGTCAAGGTGCTGCAGCCGCTGCAGGTAACGTTGCCGACTCATTTGTTAATTTAGCCGGCCAGGCTGGGTATGCTGCCACTCGGCATGCTTTCGGTCAAGTGGCCGGTGCCTTTGCTGGTGGTAACTTACCTGGCCTTGGTCCTGCTAATCGTCTTATGAATTAATGAACTAGGAAGGTAATAGCGGTCCTATGGAAGTTGATTCCTTTGGATACAACGACGACGCTATTGCAGAATTAGATACTTCAAGTATGTCTCCTGATGTACCAGTATCATTTACTAGTAGTCTTACTGGGCGTGTTGTTCAAGCTCGCAACGCGAGGTTTAATGCGCGATATGATCCGTACGGTAGACCTGTTCCAGAGTCTATTCGTATGGTTGGACGTCAGCCTGACTCCTATTTTGATGGCCCACAGCCTATGGATGTGGATAGCCTTCCTATCACTAGCCTACCGAGCATTCCTCGTGGTATGGTATCACGTGCTAATGTTCGTGGTAGTGAAGGCGAACGTACGTCTAAGTATAGAGCCATCGAAAGTGAAGCTGATATTCAAGCTTCAATTGACCATTCAGTGTACACTGGACCAGTTGCTCCTGGTTACAATATTCCTGGTATGCGTGAAGATTTGTAATGTATTAGTAGTTAAGGTTTTAATCCCAAATATAAGGTTTCCTTAGCTATCTAGTTAGACTTTAGTCGCTCATGTCGTCGTCCTCGTCGGTTTCCGCCGTGAGGTCGATGATCTCGTTGATCTCGTCGTCCGTGAGGTCGATAGATTCGGAGCTCTCCACTGTGTAGTGGTTGGCGACTTCGGGGAACTCAGCCATGATTCTCTCGATCACCGCTTGGTATCTGGCAGCCTCCGCTCTCAGGAGTTGGTTGTTGATCATCAGGCGCGTGTTCTGGCGATTCTCGTATTGCCATGCGTCGTAGACCACGCTGAGCTCGGTACGGGCGCAGTCGTAGTGACGTTGGACTTCGTTCAGAGTCGCTTGGTGGTTGCCGTTGAGCCACTCTCCGAGTGTGTCTTCTAGGGCAGAATTCCCAGGACGTGCACCTTGTTGCTGCGGCGTCGGATTCGGTACCACAGACCTTTCTTCACTTGAGGATTGGTCGCTCGTTTCTTGAGAATGAACGCGAAGAGCAGTGCGCATAGCAGCACGGTTGCGAGGGTCGCGTCCATTGTTCATGAAGCTTGAGTGTTGGAGTTGTAGTTGTTGTTGGAGCTCGAAGATTGAGAAGTGAGAGACTGGATGGTCCGTCGACCTCCATCTTTCCACGGAATCTCTCCCACACACTCTCTCCCACTCGTCCTCGTAAATACGTCCTCGTAAATACGTCCTCGTAAATAAGTAATTACACTTTTTACATTTTACAGAATATGGAAAGAATTATCGTAACCCAAACATAACTTCAATAATAACCATAACGTAATTCAACCCTAACCATCTGTAACCCTAACCCGGTCTTAGCACTTCTCGGGCTTAAACCCGGTATGGTGTTAATTTTGAAAAAAATATAACTTCGCTTGGCAAAGCATATATATATATTATCATTGAGCGTGAGCGCAGCGAACCGCGAACTACTTATCCCGAAGGAGCGAAGCGACTGCTGGAACCATGATCTATCGAAAAGTACAGAGCCGTCGGCTGTTAGGCTGGGGACCCGTTTACGGGTCAGCCTAATTGCCGTATCCGGCGGAAACCCCCTAGGCTCCTAGGGACATGAAATTGGTAACTTTGAACCTACGCTTTAGCGGTAGATGATCTTCTTTGGCTGGAAAGCATTCCTCGATGGTGTAGTTGGATAGTACAATGATCTTCTGAGGTCGGATCTTCTTCAGAGAGCCACCCTTGATCTGCCCAGTGAATGGATAGCGATCGGCCCAGATCTTGAGCTGTGAGCCGGTGCATTCGTTCTTTGGCGACCATTCTTCGATGGCGACGATCTCTTCGTGCTTGTACCCACACCACCACTTGTTGAGTTCCTTCTGGAAGTGGACAGGATAACGCTCCCACAGAGCTTTAGACTTGCCCGTCCCAGTAGGTCCAACCCACCACTCGTTCTGAAGCTCACCGGAGATTATAGCTGTGTTAGGAGCGCAGATGTCTTCGAGTCGAGGCTTCCATTGGAGATACACCTTGGGGTAATTCTCCTTGACCCAGGCGAGATCGCCGTCTTCGGCGTGCTTGATGATTGAGCCATACGCTGCTCCAGCCTTCTCTTTTTTATCGGAGTCAGCATCGCTAATATCTCCGAACTCGACGAAGTCGTTGTCTTTCTTGCAATAGTCGGCAGCTTGAGCCGCAGTGCCTCGGCGAATAGCGACGTAGGCGCCAGGAATGAGCTTGCTGACTTGCGCGCGTGTCCGTGCGCACTCGTACTCGACATATCCTTGGAGATGTGGAGTTCCTTGATCACCAGATTCCTTCCCGAATACCAAGTAGCGTACTGCATCGATGAGGAAGTGCGTCTCGAGGATTTCGATGTCTGCATTGTTGTAGTTGTTGATGGTGAACACCCAGGTGCGTGAGCGCTTGTTGTAGTCGTTAGACATTTGGATTGTGAAAGACCTAAAGGGGTGCTGCGCAGCAGCGCAGTGCGA